TGGCAATTTATCAGCAATCCCCAGGCGTACAAGTAGTTGAAAAAGACGCATCAGCAGTTACCGTTGGACTATCTACTACGATTGGTGCTTATGTAGGTGCATTTACAAATGGCCCTGTCATGTCACCAATGTTGATCTCTAACGAGGGTGAATTGGTGCAGGTTTTTGGTTCGCCAAATGATGATACAGCTTCCCACTTTTTTGCCGCAACAAATTTTTTATCTTACACAAATGCAATGTGGGTCGTTCGCACGGTTGGTGCCAACTCATCTAATGCTTCTGTGTCTGGTTCCGCTCTGTTGATTGCTAACTATGACGATTATGTAGATAACCATTCATCTGGTGTGACTGCATGGGGTCAGTTTGCTGCTCGATATCCGGGTTCAAAATACAACGGTCTTAAAATTTCAATTGCAGACTCGGCTACATTTGCAACATGGGAATATAACCAATACTTTACTGCCGCTCCTGGTACTTCTGACTTTGCCTCAGGCAAGGGTGGTTCCAATGATGAGCTTCACGTGATCGTTGTTGATGCTTTGGGTAAGTTTACTGGCACCCCTGGCGCAGTCTTGGAAAAATATGAATTCCTGTCAAAGGCTTCTGATGCTATTTCCTACCAAGGCATGAGCAATTACTATGTTACAGTTTTGGGCAACCGCTCACAATATGTATACTGGTTGTCTCATGATCTTGATGGTACTAACTGGGGTTCTCCAGTCGCAAATACAATTTTTGCCGTTTTATCCCCAGTAACGCCAGCTGATCTAGTATTTACTATCTCTGGTGGTGTGGATGATGACGCTGTGACAGAAGGCGCAATGCAACTTGGTTGGGATTTATTCTTAGATTCACAAACATACGACATCAGCTTGCTAGTTACTGGTAACGCTTCAGAAACTCTGTCTGCATACGTTGTGAATAATATTGCTGCGGTTCGTAAAGATTGTGTAGCATTTACTTCGATCAGTAAAACCGGTTCACCAATTTTTGGTACAAGTTCAACTCGTATTGCAGATGCTAAGGCATTCAAAACATTTGATTCTTCATATGCAGTTATTGACTCTGGCTACAAGTACATGTATGACAAATATAATGACAAGTACCGTTGGATTGCACTAAATGCCGATACTGCTGGCCTTTGTGCCAAAGTTGATGCTACTAATGATACATGGGCTTCTCCAGCTGGCATGACTAAAGGTCAGATCAAGGGTGCTGTCAAATTGTCTTGGAATCCAACTCAATCAGAACGTGATCAATTGTATCCAGCAGCTATCAATCCAATTATTAACCAAGTTGGTAAGGGTACTATATTGTTCGGTGATAAGACTGCTACGACAAAACCAAGTGCATTTGACCGTATCAACGTTCGTAGATTGTTCTTGATCTTGGAAAAATCCATTGCGAATTCTGCTAAGTATCAATTGTTTGAATTGAACGACGCAATTACTCGTCTCCAATTTGTTGCTTCAGTTGAACCTTTCCTACGTGATGTAAAAGGTCGGCGCGGCATTCAAGACTTTAAGGTTATTTGTGATGAAACAAATAACACCCCACAAGTTATTGCTACTAATAATTTTGTTGGAACTATTTTGATCCGCCCTAACTATTCGATAAACTTTGTCACATTGAACTTTACAGCGGTTGGTCCAAATGTCACATTCGATATTGCCGCCGGCACTTGATGAATTTCAAATTAATAGATAATGAATTCTCGGAATTCCTACTTTAAACCCAGGGTTTTCTAATGAAGAAAACCGAGAATAAATAAATAAACACAAGGAGAATAGATCTTGGCTAGAATAGATGACTTTCGTGCATTCTTAACACAGGGTGGTGCACGCCCAACACAGTTCAGAGTTAATCTGGCTTTCCCTCAAAATCTTGGTGGTGCAAATGGTGCGGCTGCTTCTGCTGTATTCATGTGTACGGCAACCTCTCTGCCAGCGTCAACAATTCAAACAATCGAAGTTCCATATCGTGGAAGAACGGTTAAATTGGCAGGTGAACGCCAATTTCAGAATTGGCAAGTCCGAGTGCTTAATGATTCTAACTTTTTAATCCGCAAAGCTCTAGAAGTTTGGTCTGCTGGTATTTTGGAACATAGTTCTACATCCGGAGCTGTTGTACCACTTTCATACGTAGTACCTATGGAGGTTGTGCAGTTAGACCGTAATGATATGGAACTTAGAAAATATAAATTTCATAACTGCTTTCCAACTAATATTTCCGAAATTTCTCTGGACTTTGGTCAAGTTTCTCAAATTGAAGAATTCAATGTTGAATTCTCTGTTGACTATTGGACTGTGGAATCTGGTGATTCGCAAATTCGTTAATTAAATGGCTACTGATTCTAATGGTTTGAGTCTTTTTGGTTTCAACATCACTAAAAGCAAGAATAAAGATGTTGAAACCAAATCTTTTGTTCCGGCAACAAATATTGAAGGTGGCTTAGAAGTAGCTGCTGGGTCTGGTGCCGGCTTTAATTCATATTCTGTTGACTTAGATCCATCCTCAATTAAAAACGAGGTAGAATTAGTTTCAAAATATCGTGAAATTTCTTTAGTTTCTGATATTGACTTAGCCATATCAGAAATTGTAGATGAGTTTATGGTTATCGATGAAAATGAAGAGTTAGTATCTATTGACTTTGATCAAGAATTTGATGAAAAATATTCAAAGAAAACTAAAGAAGCGATCACAGATGAATTCAAAAATATTTTAATTTTATTGAAATTTCAGTCTATCGGACCAGACATTGCCAGAAATTGGTATATTGATGGTAGATTAGCTTATCATAAGATTATAGATAAAGATAAAACAAAAGATGGTATTAAAGAACTTCGTCCAATTGATGTAGCAAAACTAAAGCGTATCATTGAGATCAAAAAAGAAATAGATCCAAAGACTGGTATTTCTTTAGTCACAGGTCAATCGGATTATTATATCTATACCGATAAACAAAAGAATTCTGGTATAGCTGGCCAAGGTGATCAGAAGCAAGGTATTAAAATCGCCCCTGAGTCTATTGCTTACATCACTTCTGGTTTGATTGATAGAAATTCAAATATGGTTATCTCATATTTGCACAAAGCAATTAGACCCTTGAATCAACTCCGTATGATGGAAGATTCAGATGTTATCTACCGTCTTACCCGTGCACCACAGCGCCGTATATTCTATATTGATACTTCTGGTATGGCACGCACCAAAGCCGAACAAATATCAAAGATGTTATGGCTCGGTACAAGAACAAGCAAGTATATGACGTCAATACAGGTACTGTGAAAGATGCAAAAGCTCATCAGTCTATTCTTGAAGATTTCTTCCTACCAAGAACTACTGGTGGCAAGGGCACAGAAATCACTACTCTGGATGGCGCAGGCTGTTTAGCTATGGATACTAAGGTTAAGCTTTTGGACGGAAGAGATTTATCTATCTCCAAAATCAGAGATGAAATGGAATCTGGCAAAATTTTGTGGACTTATTCATGCCACCCAGAAACAGGCGAGATAGAACCCGGGTTAATTAGTTGGGCTGGTGTTACTCAAAAATCTGCTAAAGTTATGAAATTAACTTTCGATAACGGTGAAAGTTTAATCTGTACACCGGACCATAAATTCCCTATTTACAACAAAGGGTTCGTTGATGCAAAAGATTTAGAACTCAATGAAAGCATGATTCCGGTTTACACTAAAAACACAAAGATATCGGAATTTAAGAAATTAGACTACACTCAAGTATTTGATAATGCATCTAAAGAGTGGGTATATACTCATAGATTAGTTGCGCATGCTTTAAAGGATTTGTATGTTGAAGATTATGTCTTTAATGAAGAAAATAAAAATATCAAAAAATCTATAATTCATCATAAAGACTTTAATAGATACAATAATTCACCAGAAAATCTTTGCTTTATGTCTTGGAAAGATCATCAACAATTACATACTAAGTTCTCATTTTCAAAAGAAGCATGTATTTTGGGTGGAAAAGCTGCAGCTGCAAAATTAATACATCAAAAAGAATTTGAGCCTGAAGTTTATGCTAAACACATTAAGCAGATGTCTTTGAAACTTAAAGAGTGGAAAGCTTCTCTTTCTACCGAAGAATATAATGATTACTGTAACTCTGTGTCCGTTGGTTTGATGGAATATATTTCTTCTTTAAATGCTGAAGATAGGAACACAAGAGATAACCAGTCAATTGATAATTTCATGAAGGGTAATTCTAAATTCTTGGAACTATTAAAAGATCCAATTTATTATGAAGAATGGAATTCTAAAAATATTGCTTCCTGGAACAATGAAGAAAGAAGAAAATTAGCATCGGATAGAGCTATTGAGAATAATTCTTCTATGTGGAATAATGAAGGCCATAGAGAAAATTATAAAAAGAAGCAAAAAGCTGAACTAAGTGATGTAATTCTGAAAGGCATTATAGATCTAGTAAAGGGTAAAACGACACACCAAATGACTATTGAAGAAGTAGTTGTTTTATTGAATCAAGATGAATATTTAGTTAATGAATTTACAGAAATTAATAAAAACAAAACATCTAAGTTTAATAAAACTCAATTTACTACTTCTGTATTAAGAAAAGGCATTAGAAAATTTGGCTATAAAGATTGGCACGATTTTAGAAAGAAGTGTGTTTTACATAATCACAGATTAGTAAAAATTGAATATTTAGATGAACCCATAGAAGTAGGAACGTTGACGATTGATGGAACAGAAATGATCCACAATTATCATACATTTGCATTATCATGTGGAGTCTTTACTAAAAATTCATTAGGTTCGATCGAAAATACTGAGTATTTTCAACAAAAACTTTATCAATCGCTTAATATTCCGCTGTCACGCCTCCAACAAGGTCAGGGTTCTTTTAACATCGGCCGTGGAAATGAGATCACACGTGATGAAATTAAGTTCGCCAAGTTTATTAGCAAACTTCGGTTACGTTTTAATAATCTATTCTTCGACTTACTGAAGACTCAATTGCTCTTGAAGGGTATTACTACCCTCGAAGATTGGGTTCTGATTAAAGAAAGCATGCGTTTCCGTTATGCTAAGGATAACTTCTTTGCAGAACTAAAAGAATCGGACATGCTGCGTGAACGGCTTCAGAATGTTCAGATTGCTGATGTATATTCTGGTAAATATTTCTCAAAAGAATATATTATGAGAAATATGTTAAAACTTTCATCAGAAGAAACTGATACTATGGTTGAACAAATGGATAAAGAAGCAGAAGAACAAGCAAAAATTGCTGCTGATAATCCCGAACCAAATCCTCAGCAAGCTCAGCAGCAATAAATAACAATAAGTAATTATAGGGACATACTCATGAATTTTCTAGACAAATTTCAACAAGATCAAGAAGCCGCAAAATCTGATCTAACATCAATATTGAATCAAAAAGCTTTTGATCTTCTTGATTCATATGCCGATGGCCCAGAAGTTGAAGTAGTTACTTTCTCTGATGAAGAAGCTGCTCTAACAGAAGAAGACCTCGGAGAAATGTTCGACGAAGAATTCGATGCTATCGATGAGGGTCTTGGTTCTCTTGCAGGCTTATCTAAGCACTTAATCAAGACGGTTACTGGGCTCGGCCGTGCAGGTGAACACTCAGAAGTAGAGACTCATTCAATCAAGAACAAATCTGCTCACCGCGCAGTTATTAATCAAGCACTCGATGACGGACACGTTCCTGTTGTGTATGTAAATGGTAAAATCCACTCTGCTGGCCATTCTACAGGCTCTTCTAACGGCCGCCCAGAGTTCAATATCCATGACTCAGATAAGCAAAAAGAAGAGCAAGAAACAATCAGACCCAAGCCGCGCCGGGCCGGCGGCAAGGTGTATTACCCAGCCTCTTATACCGTGCCAAACAAACGTTATTCAAAAGGTGATGCTCTAAGTAAACTTACTCCGGGCCACGAAGCTTCATTCTACAAAGATAATAAGGTTGAAGTTAAAGTTGTTAAGGCTGACAAGGTTCGCCAAAAACTTAAAACCGATCGCCATGCTAATAGACCAGCAACTCAAAACAACTATGTAAAATCAAAACCTGGTGATAAGAATGTCGATCAGTATTTAGATGGTAAAACAAAGACATCTACTACATCTGCCGGGGACAATCTTAAAGCAATCAAAGATCATGCAGCACTCCGTTTAGCTACTAAAAAATTGGGTGGTGATTCCCCTTCTGCTAGCAAGAAGGCTATGGATCTCCATGCAGAACTTGGTAAACACCTTGCTGCTGGCAATCACAAAGACGCAATTAATACTGCTAATGCTCTTGCTGATCATGTTCGGCAGCAAGGTTTAACTACACATGCAGACAAGATTAAGGATTATGCCGATGCGCTTAAAGATCTTAAAGATACATGGCGTGACAAGGGATATACACATAAAAAGTTAGCAGCAATGCGCGGTGAAACTAATGAATCCGAAGTAATTGAATCATTAGAATCTATGCTCACCGAGATGTTGAATATTAATGAAGCAGTTGTTGCCGGATCTGTTAAGAAAGATAAGCATGGCAATGTTCTTTCTTTTAAATCAATTGGTGATAAGAATCCGGAAAAACAGTATGATGATTCTGTAAAGAAAGATTTGGAAGCTCGCAAAAAGTATAATTCCGATTTTGGTAAAAAATAAGAGTAAAATATGGCACTCGTTAAAACAATTTTAAAAGCTACACCAACAGAAGTAATTATAAAGTGGACTGGCTTGGGTGCTGATACACT